GGCATTAGCCTGGAATGGCGCGAAGCAGCCGCAACTTTCCCTCATAGACAACCCATTCGATTGGTGACACATGAGCATATTTGACAATATTAGAGACGGCGTGCGCAACTGGTTAGGCTTCGACGGCATAACCGACGAGCGTGCGAAAAGGATAGAGCGCAACCGCGCTTATGCGGCTGGGCGTCAGAAACATACCCTCATTGTCTCGCCAGGCAAGACAGACGACAACGTGATCATCAATATCATTGGGCTGATCGTTGACCGTTGGGTATCCTGGCTGTTTGGCAAAGACATTGAGTTTGACCTTCCTGGTGATGACACCTCGAAGGAACAGGAATACATCGACAGCGTTTGGGACGCCAATCACAAGTCGATCCTGCTTCATAAGGTTGGCGTCAACGGGTCGATCGCAGGCACGGCGTTCGTCAAGATCGTGCAGAACGGCGTTGATCTACCTAAACTCGTGGCTGTGGATCCTGCTTTTGTGTCGATGGACACCTCACCCGAAGACATTGACGAGGTCATCCGCTACACGATTAGCTACTCCATTGGCGACAAGTCGGTCAAGGAAGTCAGCGAGATTGTAGACGGCAAGTGGACTGTCAAGAAGATCACGCGCGAAGGCAACAAGTCTGAGACTACAGAAGACGTTGACTGGGAGTGGACTGACTTCTCTCCCGTTGTGCATTGTCAGAACCTGCCTTCCGTCTCATCCGCTTACGGCGTACCCGACATTACCGAACCCATTATCGAGCTACAGAACGCTATCAACCTGAACGCGTCAAACATCCAGAAGGCGAACCGGTTACACGCCGCGCCGCAGTTGTGGGGAAATAAGCTAGGCAGCATCAAAGAGATCGTCAGCGGAACAGACAAGATCATCGACGTGGGTGATGGCACGCTTCAGTCCATCCAGATGCAAGAGATGGTTGGCTCGTCCAACTTCCTTCAATGGCTCGTCAAGGAACTCATGGCGACAACGAGAACGGTTGACCTGGATTCGATTGCAGACAAGCTCGGCAACCTAACCAACTTTGGGCTGCGTGTCATGTACGAGGACACCCTGACCAAACTGGAAACGAAGCGGGCGTTGTACGGCGAGATGTTATGCGAGTTGAACCGCCGTTTGCTCATCATGGGGGGATTCGCTGACCCTGACCCGGGCACAATCCATTGGAAAGATGTGATACCGCAGAACCTCGTAGAAATCGCGGCATACCATCAAACGCTAATCAATGGCGGGCTTGAATCGAAAGAAACAGCGGCTATGGGCTTGGGTATCAACTGGGCGAAGGAACAAGAGAAGATTGCGAACGACAAGACCTCAGAGGGCAACATCGGCGCGTCGATCTTGAATGCGTTCAATCGCGATAAGACGCCTGGCATTATGCCGAATCAGTAGACAAATAGTCGGAGGAGACTAAATGAGTGACAAAACCAGAGAAGGATTGAAAGACGTTGTTAACGCGCTTGACATTACAAACAGAATTATTGTTCGATCTAAGGGGTTTATTGATTACCTTCCGGGCTGGATGTTATGGCTCATGCCGCGTCAAGCGCGTCGACAATTAATGATGTTGATAGATGCCCTCGCTGAATGGTATGGCATGGAACTCTAGGCAATGGACATTTCCTAATTGACCCCACTCGAAAAGCTGATTGCACAACTCCGCAAAGAGATAGACGCTAAGGACGCTGAAACTTTGGCGAACCTGGCACGCGCTTATGACCGCGTTGTGTACAAGCCGTTGCAGGGTGACATCGACGCGCTCGTCAAGCTCATCGAAGCCGCGAAGGGAATCCCGAACGTCGCGAACACGACTGAATTCAAGCGGCTCATGGCGGACGCGCAGGAGAAGTTGGCATCATGGCAGACCTACCTTGATGCAACAGTGACGAACGCGGCAACATCCATCATCCCGATTGGAATGGATCACGCGGAGCAACTTGTCAAGGCGGCGGGGATCGAAAGCACATTCCGCAAGATGGAACCCGCGCAGATCGAACAGCTGCTCAAATACCTTGACGAAGGCTCGCCACTCTATCAGCGCATCGAATCCATGCTCCCTTATTTCGAGAAGTACATCAAAACGTCAATCATCGACGGCGTGATGTCGGGCAAGAATCCAAAGACAATTGCATCACTCATCACCAACCTGTTCGGGATGCCGCTGACGGATTCACTCAGGATGACACGTACCGTACAGATATGGAGCTATCGAGAAGCGGGGCGTGCGTCGTATCTTGCGAATGATGATGTTGTCAGAGGGTGGATATGGTACGCGGAGCTGGACAGCGAGACATGCGCGTCGTGTTGGGCGATGCACGGCACAGAACACAGCCTGGACGAGACGCTTGACGATCATTACAACGGACGCTGCACTATGCTTCCCATGACTATCGGCTCATCGAACGACATCAAGAGCGGGGCGACTCAGTTTGGCGATTTATCAGAAGCTGAACAACGCGCGATTCTGGGGGATGCAAAGTTTGACGCATGGAAAGACGGCAAGTTTGATTTCTCGCAATTATCGACACAACATGATGATCCGGTTTATACGAGCATGCGCTCGGAAACACCACTAAAAAACCTACTTGGAGAGTGACAAAATGACTGACCCTGTGGTTACACCACAACCCGTGATGGGTAACGAACCCGCGCCCGCGATGGGCGCTCAACCCGCCGCAACTCCGTCAACCTTGACGGCTGACGAATTGCAAAAGGAATTAGAGGCAACACGCAAGGCGCTCAAAGACGCGAACAAAGAAGCAGAGACGCGCCGCAAGAGATTAGACGAGTTCGAGGCGAAGGAAAAAGAAGCCGCCGATGCAAAACTGTCCGAGATGGAAAAGCTGCAGAAGTTGGTCAATGATGCAAAGGCTGAAAAAGACGCCGCGCTGACCAAAGCCAATGACCGTCTTATCCGATCCGAAATCCTATCCAAATCAACCAAATTCATCGACCCTGATGTAGTCATTGCCCTCGTGGACAAGTCGAAGGTCACCGTCAAAGACGATGGCACAGTCGAAGGCGTTGACGCCGTTCTGGATGAGCTTGCGAAAGCCAAGCCTCATCTCTTGAAAGGCAGTAACGCGCACGGCAACCCGACGAATCCAGGCAGCGGAGCGAGCCAGAATGAGACGCCGCAACAGAAGCACGAACGGCTCATCGTTGGCAACTCTACGAACATCTTCGGGCAAGGCGGGGGCATCAACTGGCCGGAGGGGTCGTAACAAGGAGTAAGTCATGGCTAACGAATCAACCTATGCTGGTATTTCCGGCTTAGTCGCAAATGTATACGAAGTTGCGCTGCAAGCCGCAACCGAAGGGAACGTTGTCGCGCCTTTCGTGACCACGTTCTCAGATTCTCAATCATCCGCTCCCCGTATCTTCGGCTCGTACAGTGGCGGGACGTTCGCCACTGTTGCTGAAGACGGCGACTTGAGCGCACAGGCGTTCAACGCGGACGCTGGCGGAACCCTGACCCCCGCAGTCTATGGCTCTCAGGCTCTGCTCACTACGCGGCGCATTCGCTCCGATCCCGCCAACGCTACCCGCGAAGCCGGCATCCATCTCGGCAATGCGGCTGCTCAGGAAATCGACACCAACCTGGCGGGGCTGTTCTCGAGCCTGACCGCCGGTACTGTTGGGACCGCGGGCGGGACGCTCACATGGGCGAACATCTTCCGCGCACAAGCGTACATCCGCACTCAAAAAGTGTTCGGACGCTACGCCTGCATCCTGCACCCTGTCCAGTGGTACTACCTGACCTCCGCAACCTCGGGTGTACCCACTCTCATGCAGAACACCTCGATTGCAGAGAGCATCATCGGCAACTTCTACCAAGCTTCGTTTGGTGGAATCGACTTCTTCGTCGACGCCAACATCACCTCGGGCACGGCTGCAATCGGCGGCATGTTCGCCCGGGACGCAATCGCGCTTGACATTCGCCAACCCTTCGCCATCGCCCCGCAGTGGAACGCTTCTTACTCCGGCAACGGTGCGTGGGAAGTGAATGCGAGCATGGAATACGCCTATGGCGTGTACCGCCCGCTGCACGGTGCAATCCTGAAAGGCACTTCGGAATAAGCAACACGCGGGGCGTACAGGGTCATGCCCGAAAAGTGTGCCTCCTCCCACACCTGACGCCCCGCCTCCATCCAGGAGGGTCTAAAGAGGATAGACAAATTGAAAATCAATTGGTTTAGCAATTCGCCACTAGTCAGCACGGGGTATGGGAATCAAACAAAGCTAATCGTCCCCCGCCTCAAGAAACTCGGACACGAAATGTCTATCAGCGCGTTCTACGGCGTTCAGGGCGGCATGGCGATGTTCGAGGGCATCCCCATCTATCCGCAGGTGAAACACCCGTATGGTCAGGACGTGATAGGCGCTCATGCTGAAGCCGCACATGCCGATATTCTCATCACTCTTATGGATGCGTGGGTGATCGAACCCGAGAACATACCACGATCAATTGAGTGGCATCCGTACTTTCCCATCGACTGTGAACCCGTTCCAGAGCGCGTATTGCGCGAAGTTATGAAAGGTCATAAGCCGATTGTGATGAGCAAGTATGGCGAACGCATGATGAAGAACAAGGGTTGGGACTGTTACTACGTTCCTCATTGCGTGGATATCAAAGTATTCCATCCGATTGACCGTAACGAAGCGCGCGAACGTTTGGGATTTCCGAAGGATAAGTTTATCGTTGGCATGGTTGCGGCGAACAAAGGCAACAACGCCGCGCCGCGCAAAGCCTTCTTCGAGCAGATAGCTGCCTTCGCCGCGTTCAAACAGGATCACAAAGACGCGATTCTTTACCTGCACACGGACGACGGCTCGATGGGCGGGGAATCTGTGAACCTGCTCAAATATTGCGAAATTATGAAGTTGAAGGTCGATCACTTCAGGGGAATGAACACACCCGTTGACCCCGAAGCCGATGTGATCTTTGCCAACCTCTATAACTACCTCGTTGGAATGCCGGACACCTACATGGTCGACATTTACAACGCGTTCGACGTGATGATGCTATGTTCGTTGGGTGAGGGGTTTGGAATTCCGCTTATCGAAGCTCAAGCCTGCGGTTGCCCTGTCATCACAGGCGATTGGACCTCGATGGGCGAGTTGTGCTTCTCGGGTTGGAAGATCCCGAAGACCGAAGCCATCCCACACTACGAGCCATTCTTTGAAGCCTGGCAGTATCAGGTCACGGTTGGCGCGGTGGTGGATCGACTGTTCAAAGCATATGAGGTCAAGAATAACGTCGACTATCGAAGCAGGGCAAGAGACGGCGCGCTGGCTTACGACGCTGACAAGATTGTGACCAAATATTGGAAGCCCATCCTAGAGGACATCGAGAAGAACCTGCACAACAAGGGTGGGTTGGAATTGGTGACGTTTTGAAAAACTACCTACTCAACATCACCTGGAAATGCCAATTAACTTGTTCCTACTGTTGGGTACGTCGTAGCATCAACACCAATCCAGAACTGACCAACGTTCCCTTGCGACCTATGGAAGATTGGGCGCGGGCAATCGAACGCGATACACCGGATTTCATCACCTTAGCAGGAGGCGAGCCGTTATCCGTCCCCTGGGCGATTGACTTGATGCGCGCATTCCCGAACGTCAAATGGTGCTTATCCACCAACGGATTGAACCGCGACAAGATAGACGAGCTGGCAAACCTCCGACTTCCGCAGATATTCAACATCAATTTGAGCTATCACCCCGAAGCCGCAAAGCGTTATTCATGGTATTTCGACGGCTGGAAAATCGGGATGCTCACACTTGCAGAGGCGGGTTACAACGTCTCATCCAACATCGAACGGGTCAACCAGAACGTCGAAAGGTCACAGAGAGCGATTGACTTTGCTCATGCGCTTGGGAAGAAGATGCTGATTAGCCCGATTTGCGGCGGTAGACCCGAACTCGCTCATCCACAGGACACACCCCTTGTCTGCGAAGGCGGGATAAATCATCTGACAATCGCGCCGAATGGGGACGCGTGGCCTTGCCAGTCAGCGATCAATTCGTTTGCATGGAAAGAAACCTGCTTAGGTAATTGGATAGACGACACGATAGACATGAGCAAAAAGCCTGTACCCTGCCATCTCCAATGTGTTGAATATTTTTACCAGTACAAAGAGCATGAAGCGGGCGACTTCTTCTTCCTGAATGTGAGGGAGGAGAAATGATGACACCCGCGCAGACAAAGAAGCTCATCAACAAATACATGAAGTGGTGGATTCATTGGACTGGGCTAGGCTTCCACACGATCAACACTGTCTTTGTGGACTTCTGGGAAGGCGGGTTGGACGCTGACGCTATCTGCGAGTCTCATTGGGAATACCTTGAGCACACGATCACATTCAACATCACCCATATGCAGTCGCAATCGGATGAAAGCATCGAGGCAACGGTAGTCCATGAGCTTATGCACATCTTTTTGAACGAAATGCGCGAAGAAGGAATTGAACACGAAGAACGGGTTGCCAGCACGCTGCAAAAGGCGTTCATGTGGGTAAGGGGTGCGAAATGAGAGCACTCGTCACCGGCGCCGAAGGCTTTTTGGGAGCGAACCTTTGTCGCGAATTGATCGAACGCGGTTACGACGTGACCGCGACCTCATTGAACCGCAATAAGCACACGAGTTTGAACGCGATGCAAGTAGATTGCCGCGTCGAATATGGCGACGTGACAGACGCCGATTTCGTCAACCACGTTATCCCCTCGAGCGAAGCCGATGTCGTGTTTCACCTCGCCGCCGTGAGCATCGTCAAGATAGCATCGGCATCGCCGTCGTTGGCATTGCGTACAAACATCCTGGGGACGCTGAATGTCCTCGATACGTGCAAGAGATTGAGAATCAAGGCGCTGATAGCCTCATCCGACAAAGCCTATGGCGACCACGACGGACTGCCCTACACAGAGTCAATGTCACTCCGACCCACCGGCGCGTATGAAGTTAGTAAGACCTGCGCGGATCACATCTCAATGCTTTACGGTGCGATTGTTGTCAGATGCGCGAACCTGTACGGCCCGGGTGACTTGAATTGGAGCCGTCTCATTCCCAAGTCGTGCAAGTTGGCATTAAAAGGCGAATCCCCTCAGGTGTACGGCGACGCTGTGAATGACAGGCGCGAATGGCTGTACGTCGATGATGCCGTGAATGCTTATATCCATCTTGCAGAACACGGTCAACCTGGCGCGTTCAACGTTGGCTCTGGCGAACAGTCGTCACCGATGGAGATTGCTAAAACGATAGCGCGGATGGTTGGTTGCAAAAACGTGGAATTGGTAAACAAGGAACGCGGCTTCTATGAGATCAGAAAACAATACCTGAATAGTGAGAAGATCGGCAAGACGGGCTGGAAGCCGGAATACAGCATCGCGCGCGGCATTGCCAAGACGGTTCAATGGTATCGGGACTACCTTTTATGAGGATCCTTTATTGGCACGAGGATACCCGCGAACCTGGAAGAGGCGGCGGGGCGGAGTCGATGCTACGCGACCTCACGGGGGCATTGAAGGCAAGAGGGCACGAGATAGCCTGGTTGCACACCAACCAAATAAGAGAGGCGATTGACACATTCAAACCGGATGTCGTGCAGATATGGACGATCAATAATCGAATGCCATTGAGCACAGTTGATTATTTACACGAAAGCGGAGTCCCGTCCGTTTGGGCGCTGATGAACTATTGGCCTTTCTGCTCGGATAACGTGATGCTCAAGAATGGAGACGAGTCCTGCAACGCGGTGAATGGCGTATGCGATGGAAGTTGTCAAAGTCGCCGCGTCAACATGAGCGAAACCGTCAACAAGTTTCCCGTCCTCGCCTTGAACGAATATTCAGCGAACATTTTCAAGCGGAATGGACTCAGAGTAGATTACGTTGCGGAGTTGGGGGTCGATACCGATGTATTCAAACCCGACCCTGACCTGCGAGAAGAAGGATCCATTTTCACCTCATCCGCATGGGCTAATTATCCACACAAGGGAATGAGGTATTTACAACAACTCGCGCAGGAATCGAATATCAGAATCAAGATAATGACCGGATTGACGCGCGACCAGATTGCGGTTGGACTGAAACACGCGGACATTTACGTCTTTCCATCGACGTATGAAGAAACATGGGGGCTGTGCCTGACAGAAGCAATGGCTTCAGGATGCGCATGCATCTCGACAAGCGTTGCGGGCGGGCGGGCGCAGATACACGACGGGATGGGGTTGCTCGTACCGCCGCGTGACCCTGGTGCGATAAAAGAAGCAATTGACGCGCTGATTGGAAACAAGAAACTACGGGAATACATGGGGGAGAAGGCACGCGAGCACGTCGTCAAGGAACACAGTTTAGCGGCGATGGGTAAGCGATTCGAGAATGTGTACAGGAGCGTTATGGCAGACGACAAAACGATCACCCTTGTTGTTGACGATATGACCATCGAACCGAAAGAAGGAGTAACACATGGCTAAATTTTTGAGCGACGACGCTATTGACGGCGGGCTGAATTACCTCTCCACCGCAACCGAGATCACCGTATGCAATGCAGAGCCGACGGATTACACCAAAGCGCACACGACCTATATGTTGGTGAATCACGCCTTGACGGGTGCCGACTTCACCATTGCGGATGACACAAGCGGACGCAAGAATACCGTTGCCGCACAATCTGGATTGGACGTGTCCACTGGTGGAACTGCGACCTATATCGCCTTGACAATTACCGCCTCGTCAAAGTTGATTGGATACACGACCTGCACGTCTCAGGTTTTGGCGGTTGGAAATACGGTAAACATTCCGGCGTTCAAACTCAATATAGCGGACCCGACCTAACATGGCAATAACACACGCAAAAGTAAGTGCAGTAGAAGATGGTGTAGACACCAATCTTGTTAGACCTTCTGATTGGAACGCCGCCCATACAGGCACGCTTGACGCGAATAGCATAGACACCGGAGCAACGGCGTCTGGTCGGGTTCTTGGTGCAGACGGTGAGGGTGGTATAGTCTGGCTACGTGGCTCTGATGAGTGGATACCCGGGTTTTCCTTAGCCATATACTTCGATGAAGTCGGTCATCATGTTCATCTCTATTACTCTTTGGATAATACACAAACATGGACTGAAATTACCACTGATTTTACCGATTATATCAGGGACCCAAGTATTACATTTTATAACAATAAATTCTGGATTGCTGGCACAAGTACCGGCGCATCAACCGACCTCATACCAGTCTATTCTTCGTCCGATTTAACAACATGGACAAAAATTGTAGATATTGACACTTCTGCTCTAGGAGCGCCTTATTCGTATTCGTGGGCTCCAACTTGGTTTATAGACGCAGATAAAAGTGTGCATATTCTATTTTCTAACAATAAGAATTGGATGGGCGAGATATACGAAATGCACCCCACCAATGCCGCGTGGACCACGTGGAGCAATTTAGTTCAGGTAACCGGCACGAGTTTTCCAACAATAATGATCGACCCATTTCTTTTACTTGTAGATAATACATACTATTTATTCTATAAGGATGATGATACAGACTTTATTTGTTTGGCTACTTCATCTTCTCCGTTTAGTGGATATACCGTTATTCACACAGGAGACTGGGCAAGCTGGGGGCAGAGAGAAGGAATTTGCGTAAGCAAGGTTGATGATATTCATTGGCGTGCTTACTTCAACACCACACTGACCAATGGCATCTATATGTCTGAAAGTGACGACCTGTTCGCCACCTGGACGGCTCCGGCGGCGGTGTCTGAATTATCGGTTCGTAGTCATGGCGACGTTCTTCAATTCAGGGACTTCAACGCTTACAAGATATTCAGTGAAGCGATTGAACCCGCATTTACTCTTTCAGATCACGACCATTCGGGTGACGCGGGGGACGGCGGTACATTTGACGCCGCGAATCTGACATCGGGTGAGTCAACCGACGGGCAGGTGCTAACGTCTGATGGATCGGGCGGCGCGGCATGGGAAGACGCAGCCGCTAGTGGGTCAATAACCGTCGAAGAGATAGACGGAACTCCATCGGTGGCTGATGTCGTCAAGATAAAAGTGCCGAATGGAAGTTTGACCGACGACGGGTCTGGGGTTGTAACTTTCACTCCGGCGGGCACTGGGGATGTCGTAGGACCCGCAAGCGCGGCAGATGGTCACATGGCTGTTTTCGATAGCACAACGGGAAAGCTGATCAAGGACGGCGGGGCTGTTCCAGCAGGCACTACGTTTGTGGGGGCTAGATACAATAGCAACGCAGCGCAAACCATTGTAAACAATACGACAATAGCAATAATAGATTTTGAAGATCAGGTTTATGATACCGGAACTCTTGTCACAACCGGTGCAAGTTGGAAATTCACGGCACCATCTACCGGATATTATCACATAGATTGTATGGCAATGTTCGCCGCCACAACTACCTTTAGCGGTGCAGAACGTGTACTCTTGCAGCTCTTCAAAAATAACTCTGTTCTTCTAACGCTTGACCGCGCAGACGCATTCAATGCGGATTCTACAACCGCCATAACGAAGGGGTCGGTCACTGTCAATCTAACCGCCACTGATTACATAGACGTCCGCATCGCACAAAATTCAGGCGGCAACCTGAGCTTGAGCAACGATGCAGGGCAGGTTTGGATCAACATCGAAAAGGTTTGATGATATGACCTCTGCCTTCCAGAGTAATGCTTTTCAAACTGATGCCTTCCAGCAGGAAACTTTTGCGATTGCAGATTTATCTCAAGCGCAAACGATAGATAATGTCACTCTTGAATACGTTATAAACCTCGCAGTAGATAGCCTGGCACAGGCGCAATCATTCGAGAACGTGACATTTTTACAGACGCATAATTTTACGGTTGACGGATTCGCACAAACCACAACCCTCGCGGACGTACCACTAACACAGGCGCACAATTTCGCCGTCGCTGACCTTTCGCAAAGTCAAACGCTTGAAGCCGTCACAATGACTAAGGCTTACAACCTAACGGTTGCCGGTCTTACACAGTCCCAAACGTTAGACGCCGCCGCAATCACGCAGGCTCACAACTTACAGGTAAGCGATTTTCAGCAAAGCGTATTGCTTGATTCAATATTCTTGGGCGTAATCATCACGCTTGCGGTTGGCGGACTTTCAAGTTCCAGTTCACTCGGAGACGTGACCATTGCGCACTTTATGGCGGGCGCAAGATTTTACCCGACAAAGTTGATTTACGAATCGGAAGACTACGCCGCAATTCCAGTTGAACGCAAGACAGTCACTATCAATCCAAAAGATGTTATCAGAGCGGACAAGCGGAATAAGATACGAGTGATCGGGAAGGATAAATAAATGGCGACATTCAAAAACGAACGCAATCAAGGTATCACAGAGATAAGCACGTACACCATTGACTACACCGATGACCTGCCAACTGGCGGAACGGTCACGGGGGGAACCGCAATTCACACGCCGCCAAGCGGGAGCGCATTGACCCCGACGGTTGCGGTTACCAGTCCTTATGTCTTCGTTACCCTTCCCGCTCTTGGTCTTGTGGGGATCCATTACCTTGACGTTCTGGCGACCTTCTCGGACGGTGACAAATCCGGCGTAAGGCTTGCGATCAACGGCGTCTATTCAACACCCACCGCCCGCTCAGGAATGGGCGACATTATCTCGCAGCTGAGGGCAATGTGCGGGGCGGGGGTGAATGATTATGTTATCGCAGGCAACCCCTATTGGTCGGATGCACAATTGCAAACGATCCTCGATAAACACCGCTTCGACGGCTATTCGCAGGAAATCCTACCCGTCATGGAGATGTCGACAGGGGTGTTATCCACGACCCGCTACTACATCGGGAATCACAACATCGAATCGGGAACAGGCGTGTTCTGGATTGCGGATTCTGTAGGGAACACGGTATCAACCGCGTCCTACTCTGTGGATTACAACTTGGGTTTGGTCACGTTCACGGCGAACACGGCAGGGTTGGCTTATTTCGCAACGTATCACTCGTTCGACATCAACTCCGCCGCGTCTGAGGTGTGGCGTCAGAAGGCATCCCACTACGCCGACCAGGTGACGTTCAAGGCGGGCAACCAGTCGGTGAATTTGAGCGATAAACTCGCGCAAGCCTTACAGATGGCAAGCTACTACGCCATGCAGTCAGGGGCGCGGTCAATCTCATTCGAAAGGTCAGACACATGCTAGACGCGAATGACCTCACCTACATGCGCGACGCGCTTGACCTGTTGATGCCGGACACGTGTTCGATCCTCTCAAAGACCGTGACGAACGATGGCGCGGGGGGCGTGACTGAGACATGGGCGACGGCTACCGCGTCCGTCTCATGCCGTGTTGACTTCACCTCAGGAATGATGCCGATTGCGGGCGGGGCGGTGCAACCCTTCACGAAGCTGGAATTACACGTTCCCTACGATACGACGATCAACGCAGACAACGAAATCGTGTGGAACGGCAACACCTACCGCATCGAACCCGCATCGCTTCAATCCTGGCAAACCGAGAAAGTCGCGGTTATCCATGCCGTCTGACTTGAACTGGAAACTTGACACGAAGGAACTTGACCGCATCATTCGCGACGCGGATACCAACGCGGACAAGATCGTGCGCAAGTTAGCGTTCGATGTCGAGGCGAAGGCGAAGCAATTGGCTCCGGTGGATACATCGGCATTAGAGAACTCAATTTACACCGTTACCAGCAAAAGCGATGATTACGCTCAAGCATCTGGCAAGGCAATGGGTAAGGCGTGGACACAAGGGGGAAGAGTCACAGAAACCCAACCCCACCCAGCGCCAGGCAAAGGCGAGGCGCGGGTTGGTCCTTGCGTCGGTTACGCGGAATATCAGGAATTTGGCACCTCGAAGATGGCGGCTCATCCTTACCTTACCCCAGCCGTTGAACAAGTACAGAAGAAATTCGACGATGGCACAACCTACCGCGAGATGGTAGAGAAGTAAATCCCCTAATCCCTACAACTTCATAGGTGACACATGAACGTGATTGACACCGCGCTCTATACGACGCTATCCGGCGGCACGGCGCTGACCTCATTGTTGGCGACCACTTCCTCGATTTACCACATTCGAGCGCCCAACGTGGCGGGCTATCCCTACGTCGTCTTCTCGCTTCAGGCGGGCGGCCCTGAAAACATCAACCCGAGCGACTTGGGAAACTACGTCTATTTCGTCAGGGCGTATTCGGCGGCATCGGCGCAATCGGCGGGGGCTATCCATGCGCAGATCCGCGCTCTCCTCCACAAGAAAACCCTAACGATAACCGGTTACACAAACCTTAGGACGGTACTCGAAAGCGAACTTGAAAGCGCCGACGAGTTGTCTAACTTAACCCCTGTCTTTATGTCAGGCGGACTCTACAGAATTCAGATCGACACGTAACAAGGGAGAAACAAAATGACAGCTTATACCGGCAAGGATTTGACTTTCAGTTGGATTTGGAGCGGCGGGACGGTTT